GTGCCGCAGGGCTCAGGGAAGCGCGGCGGAGGTCCAATCGGCCATTCATCAAGGGGAGGCGACTACCCATGCCCAAACTGCGGAATCCTTGCCGAACCATACGGCGGAGTTGGCATCTGCCAAGGCGGACTCTGCTCGGGCGTGGGCCGAAGTCCGCCGACTTCGTAAGGCTGTGGATGCCGCGTCATCCGTGGTTCCTGATCCAGTCGTTCCCCCTCAAGCCGGCGGGGAAGGTGCTGTTGATCTTCGCACCCAGCAGTTGCTGGCCGCAGACCGAGAACTGATCGAGGCGCAGGACAGGCAGATCAAGGGGTTAGAACTGGCGCTTGCGGATGAGCAGGCGCGGTCTGAGCAGTTCCGGCTGGCCTATGAGGCAGAGCGCAAGGCCACGGCTGCGCAGGCGGTGGCCACGAAAGCGTGGAAGGACGCGGTGACTACGAGCCGCTGGAAAGGACGTGTCGAAGGGTTCGCCGCTGGGTTCGCCGCTGGGGTTGCCTCCGGCTTCGTGGGGGGGCGGTGGTAATGGATACGGCCACAGTCGCAATGATCGTCATCGGCGCCTGTGGTGCCCTGCTGGTGGGCATGGCTGGGCTCATCAAATCGATGGTGCTGAGCCGCCTGGACAAGATCGATTTGAAGCTCGAAGGCATGGATGGCCGGGTCAACGAACACTCGGGCCGAATCATCAGCCTTGAAGAGTGGCGCAAGTCAGAAGACAAGATCGCCGCGTTTGTGCGTGGGCGTTTCCCAGAGGGGGCCTAGCCATGTGCTTTTCCCAGCCCAAGATGCCCGCCGTCCCTGCCGCCGTTCAGAACCCCACTGAGGCGGATCCTGCTGTCCAGGCGTCCCTGGATGCTGAGCGTCGGCGTCGTGCCGCTGCGGCTGGCCTGGCCTCCACCGTGCGCAATTCGGGCGGGCAGTCCGGGCTTGTGGCCCCTGCTGCCACGGCCCCCAAAACCCTGCTGGGGGCGTGATGGCCCAGCCTGCCGAAACCAAGCGCCAATACTTCAACCGCCGCCACGCTGCGTTGAAGGCTGAGCGGTCTTCCTTCGACTACGACTGGAAGGATGTGGGCGACTACATTCTTCCACTGTCCTCGCGCTTCTTCACCTCGGATCGGCAGAACCGCAAGGGCCGGCGCAACGCCAAGATCATCAACGATACGGCCACCCATGCGGCGTCCACGCTGTCGGGCGGGCTGATGTCGGGCAAGACTTCCCCGGCTCGGCCCTGGTTCCAACTGCGGACCTCTGACCCGGACGTGAACAACCTGAAGCCGGTCAAGGTGTGGCTCGATCTGGTTCGTCAGCGCATGTCTGACGTGTTCCAGCAGTCGAACCTCTACCAGGCCCTGCCCATCGCCTACAAGGAACTGGGCGTGTTCGGCACTACGGCCTTTGCCTTGATGCCCGACGATGACACGGTGATCCGGGCCTACCCTGCGCCCCTGGGTTCCTACTGCATCGGCACCTCCAGCCGTGGCGTGGTGGATACCTTCGTCCGTGAATTCCAGATGACGATCCGGCAGATGGTTCAGCAGTTCGGGGAGGACGCGCTGTCCACCTCCACCCTGGCCTCATGGAAGAACGGGCACGCTGAGGACGTTTGGCTGGATGTGGTTCATTTCGTGGAGCCCAACCCGGACTACGACCCTGCAAGCCCTGCGGCCAAGGCCAAGCCCTTCCGCTCGGTCTACTACGAGAAGGGCTCCACCGAAGAGAAGATGCTTTCGGAGTCGGGCTTTGACGAGTTCCCCATCATGGCGTCCCGCTGGGAGGTGACGGGGGAGGATGTCTACGGCTCCATGTGCCCCGGTTTCCAGGCGCTGGGCGACATCAAGGGTCTTCAGATCGGTGAAAAGCGCGGGTTCGAGGCGCTGGACAAGGTGATCCGCCCCCCGATGACTGGCCCCTCCAGCCTGCGAAACAAGGAATCGTCCACGCTGCCCAACGGCATGACCTGGGTGGACGTGAACCAGGGGCAACAGGGCTTCGTCCCGACCTACCAGATCCAGCCTGATTTCGCCGCGCTGGATGGCCGCATTGCCCGCATGGAACAGCGCATCAACCGCGCCTTCTACGTGGACATGTTCCTGCTGATTTCCAGCATGGACCAGTCCCAGCCCATCACGGCGGCGGAAGTGGCTGTGCGCAAGGAAGAGAAGATGCTGATGCTCGGCCCTGTGCTGGAGCGCATGGACGATGACATGTTCGATCCGCTGATCAAGCGGACGTTCAATGAGATGGACCGGCGCGGCATGATCCCGCCCCCGCCCCCGGAGATGGGCGGAACCACGTTGGTGGTCGAATACGTGTCCATCCTGTCCCAGGCTCAGAAGCTGGTGGGCGTGGTCGCGCTGGAGAAGCTGACCAATTACATCATGAGCATCATGCGGGCGTTCCCGTCTGCCGGTGACAAGTTCGGCGTGGACGAGGCCATTGAGCAGTATGCGGAGATGGTGGGCGCTGGCCCCAAGATCGTCCGGGACGCCAAGGAAGCAGCCAAGATCCGCCAGGCGCAGGCGCAGAAGCAGCAGGCGGCGGAAGCGATGGCCGCGATGCAGCAGGGCGCGGAAACGGTCAAGTCGCTGGGGCAGACCCCTGTCACCGATGACACGGCCCTCGGCGCGATGATGGCCAGGATGGGTGCGGCATGACCGAGCCCAAGAACCGCAAAGAGAAGCGGGCCCATGAGCGCCTTCGGAACCAGGAAGAGGCGGACCTGAGGTTCGTCATGGGTTCGGTGGAAGGGCGCCGGCTGATGGTTCGGCTGTGGGAGATCAGCGGCACCGAGCGGTGTTCGATGGTCGGCAATTCGTGGACGTTCTTCAACGAGGGCCTGCGGTTCGTCGGCAACGAGTTCAAGAAGGACGCGGAAGAGTTCTGCCCCGAGATGTATCTGCTGGCCAAGAAAGAGGCCAAGGAGCGCCTAAAGGTGGACAAGCAAATCAGAGAGTCCCTTAACCCAGCCCCTGAGAAGGAGGATGAAGATGCCTGAAGAAGGCGCTACCACCGTCGCAACGGAAACCACCCAGGCGACAGACACCACGGCGCAAGCCGAGAACACGACCCAGACGGGAACCCTTCTGCAAAGCGGGGAATCCACTGGCGAGGTCGAAACCGGAACCAAGGAAACGGCGGCAGAAACTCAGACCGAGAAAAAGGATGAGAAGCCCGCTGTTCCCGAGAAGTACGAGTTCACGGCCCCGGAAGGCACCACCCTCGATGCGGCTGCTGTTGAGGCCTTCACCCCTCTAGCTAAGGAGTTGGGGCTGTCCAATGAGCAGGCGCAGAAGCTGGTGGATTTCGACGCCAAGCGAGTGAGCGACCTGACCAAGGCGAACCTCGACGCGTGGCAGAAGCAGCAAACCGACTGGCTGACTGAGGTCAAGGCGGACAAGGAGTTTGGTGGCCAGAACTTGGACGCCAACCTTCGCGCCTCCAATGCCGCCTTCGGGCAGTTCTTCACCAAGGAAGAAGTGGCGCAGATCCACGCCCTGGGCCTGGCCAACTTCCCGCCCCTCGTCAAAGGCCTGTCCCGCGTGGGGAAGCTGATGGCGGAGGACAAGTACATCAACGGACAGAACCAGGTATCTGGAGAAGGCAATTCGTTCCTTCCCGGATCCAAGCGCATTTAAAACCCAAACCCTCCTTTGCGGGATCGAACCCGCCCCCCGGAGAATCACATGGCTGCTCTTTCTGTAATCCATCCGACGCTGTTGGATTTCACTCGTGAACTCGGGGCTGATGGCAAGATCAGCAACGACATCGCGGAAGTCCTGAACCTCCACACCGAGATCCTGGACGACATGGTTGTCACCGAAGGCAACCTGGAAACGGGCCACAAGTCCCTCGTCCGGACCGGCCTCCCCACCCCCACCTGGCGCAAGCTCTACGGCGGCGTTCAGCCCACCAAGGGCACGGTGATGCCTGTCACCGATACCTGCGGCATGCTGGAAGCCTATGCCGAAGTGGACTGCGCTCTCGCCCGCCTGGGCGGGAATGAGGCCGCGTTCCGCAAGAACCAGGAACGTGCCCACCTGGAAGGCATGGCCCAGGAAATGGCCTCCACCCTGTTCTACGGGAACGAGGGCACCGAGCCCGAGGCTTTCACCGGCCTTTCCCCGCGCTACCTGCTTTCCACGGGCGCCGAGAACTCCAGCAACGTCCTCAAGTCGGACGATGCCGCTTCGACCAACACCGACATCTGGCTGATCGGCTGGGCGCAGGACAAGATCCACGGATTCTTCCCCCGTGGCTCCAAGGCCGGCCTGTCCTACCAGGACTTTGGCGAAGTGACCGCCGAGAACATCGACGGATCCAATGGCCGTGCGCAGATCTTCCGGAGCCACTTCAAGTGGGACCTGGGCCTCGCGGTTTCGGACTGGCGCTATGCCGTTCGCATCCACGCGGGCATGACCCTCGGTGCGACCTACCTGTCCGCTGGCACCGGCACGCCCCTGTCCGACCTGATGGTCCAGGCGACTGAGCTGATCCCCAGCCTTTCGTCCTGCCGCCCCGTGTTCTACATGAGCCGTGCGGCCCTCACCCTGCTGCGCCGCCAGCAGATCAAGCAGAGTGCCTACAACCTCACCCCCGAAACGGTGGGTGGCAAGCGCGTGACGATGTTCGACGGCATCCCCGTCAAGCGTTGCGACGCGATCCTCAACAACCTCGCCGCTCTGACTGCTTAGGAGGCACCCATGAGCATTCTCGATATTCGTAGTGAATTCTGTGACGCGACGGCCCTCAACACGGGCGCCGCTGGGACCTACCTGATCGGCTCCCAGATCGACACTGGCGCCCCCGCGTCCAAGGACTTCGGCAACGTCGAACCCATGTGGCTGGTGATCGGCGTGGATACCCCTGCGGCCTCTACTGGTGGCGCTCTGACCGTTCAGTTCAAGCTGGCCTCGGACGATTCCGCCGCCGTCCACGTTTCTACCAGCACGGTGCTCGTGACCACGCCCGTGTTCACCCAGGCCCAGCTCGTCGCTGGCTTCGAGTGGGCGGTCCAGCTCCCCGGCGTCACCTCCGAGCGTTACCTCGGCATCCTCCAGGTGACTGCGGGTGAGGCGGCCACGGCGGGCAAGGTGAACGCCTACCTGACCCCGAACTACAAGAAGAACATCGCCTACCCTGACGGCCTGTAGGGTCTGACCTCCGGGGCTGCCGCGTAATCGGTGGCCCCGGATTCCTTTGGAGAACCCATGAAAGAAGTCGTGGCCCTTGAGCTTGGCGTTTACCAGGAACAGCGCCGGAGGAAGGGAACCAAGTTTTTTGTTGAGGACGATGAATCTGCGGCCTGGTACGCGCCTGTTGCTGGGAACGAGAGCGCGGTAGCCGAGCCGGAAGGCCCTGTGGTGCCCATGACGCTCCGTGAGCATGGCGAAGTCAAGCCCCGCAGGAATGGCGTTCCGAAGTAACAGGGAGTCTTCATGGCATCCGAAGTCGAAGTCTGCAACATGGCGCTCTTCCGGGTGGGCAACAGCCAGACCATTGCGAGTCTGGACGAAGGCTCTACCCAGGCCATCGCGTGCAAGGCGTTCTTTGCGCAGACGCGGGATGCCGTGTTGCGGGACTTCCCCTGGGCCTTTGCCACCAAGCGGGCCGTGGGGCAGTTGCTGAGCGAGACGCCCCCGGCTACCTGGGGGTTCGCCTACGGCCTGCCTTCGGACTGCATCAGGCTCCGGGCCATCGAGCATCCAAGCCTGCGGATCCCCCGGGTGGATCAGCGGGTGCCCTTTGAGATTTCCGGACGGTCCGTCTACACGGATCTGGAAGAGGCCTCGCTGGTCTACACCTACCGGGCCACGGATCTGAGCCTGTGGGATCCCCTGGCGATCTCGGCCCTGGCCTGGGCGCTGGCGGTGGAGCTGGCGCTTGGAGTGGTGGGCAAGCCCGACTTCGCCAACGCGGCGCGGCAGGCGTATCGCGTGGCGATCACCGAGGCCTGGGCTGCGTCCCTGGGCGAAGGCCACGACAACCTGCCGGAATCCGAATTCATCACGGGGCGGAATTAGATGGGCAACCTTGCGATCCAGCCGAGCCTGACGGGCGGGGAACTCGCCCCCTCCCTCTATGGCCGGGTGGATCTGGCGCGGTATCCCATCTCCCTGAAGGGGTGCCGGAACTTCGTGGTCCAGCCCTATGGCGGCGTGAAGAACCGGACCGGGACCCGGTTCATCAAGGAGGTCAAGGACAGCACCAAGCGGACGCGGCTGATCCCATTCCAGTTCAACGCGGAACAGACCTATGTGCTGGAGTTCGGCAACCTCTACATGCGGGTGTTCAAGCGGGAATCCGGGGCCTCCGGCGCTGTGGTCTGCACCACGCGCACAGATTGGGCTACGGCTACCGCCTACGCGGTGGGCGACGAGCGGAAGAATGGGACCAGCACCTACCGGTGTCTGATCGCCCACACCTCCGGCACCTTCGCCACGGATCTGGCGGCGGATAACTGGATCCTGATCGGCACGGTGGGATCGGCGGTGGAGGTCATCACGCCTTACACCACGGCAGAGGTGGCAGACCTCCAGTTCACCCAGTCGGCGGACGTGATCACCATCGCCCATCCGAACCATCCGCCCCAGCAGGTGGTGCGGTTCGAGCATGACAGTTGGGCCATCGGCGCCTTCGACTACAAGAATGGCCCTTGGCTGGATTCCAACGCCAACACCACGATTTCCGTGTGGACCTCGGCCAGCATCGGCTCCATCACCATCTACGCCTCCAGCGCGATCTTCACGGCGGACAAGGTGGGGCGGCTGTTCAAGATCGAGCAGAAAGACTACGGCATCCCCTGGGAGGTCGGCAAATCCATCGCCCTGAACGACATTCGGCGCTCGGATGGCAAGTATTACAAGGCGCTGACTGCCGGGACCACGGGCACGCTGCGGCCCACCCAGGATGACGAATCCTCCTGGACGGATGGCGGGGTGACCTGGCAATACCTGCACTCCGGGTTTGGCGTGGCGCAGATCACGGCGGTGGCTGGCGATCACCTGTCCTGCACGGCCACGGTCCTGTCCTACATGCCCGATGGGGGCGTGGTGTCGGGGTTCGGAGCCTCCAAAACCGTCACGGCCACGGCTGTGAATTCGGCGGGCTACATCCGGTGCACCTCGGCGGGGCATGGGATCACGGTGGCTGGAACGGGCTACTTCAACCTGAACGTTGTGGGGCACGATCCTATCAAGGGCACGGCCCTGATCACGGTGGTGGACGCCAACACGGTGGACATCTGGGTGGACATCACCCCGTTCAGCAAACTCATCAACGCAGTCACCATGATCACCCTGGCTGGAACGGGCTACTTCCAGCCTGCGGTGACCTCGGGCGGAAGCGTCAGCCACAAGTGGGCCTTCGGTGCATGGGGGGATTCGTCCATCGGCGGTCCCGGCTACCCGTCCACGGTGAACCACTTCAAGCAGCGGCTCTGGTTCGCCTCGACCATTTCCCAGCCGAATTTCGTGTGGAGTTCCAAGACGGGGAACTTCGTGGACTTCGGGACCTCCAGCCCCATCCGCGACGATGATGCGGTGTCGGCCCGGATCGCTTCGTCCAGGCTGGACGCCATTCAGGCCATGTTCCCGATGGATGCCCTGCTGGTGATGACCACGGGCGGGCACTGGGTCACGGAAACAGGCCAGGACAACGTGATCAAGCCCGGCATCGGGTTCAAGTCCCAGGGGTTCTACGGGGCCTCCGCGCTCCCGGTGTTGGGGATCGGCAATTCGGCGGTCTACGTCCAGGCCGGCGGGCAGGTGGTCCGTGACCTGGGCTATGAATACACCTCGAATTCCTACGCCAGCGGCGACATCTCCGCCATGTCCAACCATCTACTTGAGGGTCACACCATCGTGGAATGGGCCTACCAGCAGACCCCGTTTAGCTGCGTCTGGATGGTCCGGGATGACGGTGTGTTGCTGTCCATGACCTACATGCGAGAGCAGCAGGTGGTGGGCTGGGCTCGGCACGACACGGATGGGGAATACGAGTCGGTCTGTGTGGTCACCGAGGATTCGGAAGATGCCCTCTACTGCATCGTCAAGCGCCCCGTGCTGGACACGGTAGGCATCCCCCTCACCGTCACCGTCTACGACCCCACGGCATAGGAGCAGACATGCCAGCGCCTGCGGCCTACGCGACAAGGTTCACCACTCCCACCCCGGTCTTCAGCGCGGACGATGTGGGAAAAATCATCCGCTGGGATCACAACGGCGTGGACGCCTACGTGACGATCACCACCTATGTGTCCCCCACGGAGGTGCTTGGGGCGGGGTTCGGGTCCACGTATACGACCTATGCCGCCACGCTGGATTGGAGCATCCCGGCCCGGACCAAGCGCTTTGTGGAGCGCATGGAGTCGCGCCTGCTTACCGACATGAAATCCGCATTTTTTGTGGATTCCGGGCTGTCGTTTGACGGGCGGAACACCACGGCCACCACGCTAACCCTTTCGGGCGGAACCAATTGGGACGAAACGGAAACCATCGATCTCCGGGCCTCTGCTGCGATCTTCGCCTACCCAGCCACCACGGACATCGGGGATCAGCTCGTCTATGAGGATACGGACACCGGCTCGGTCTACCGGCTGAACATCGTCGGCGTGACCAGCACCACAGAGGCCACGGCTACCCCCGACAAGCCCATCCCGGCTGTCTACCGCGTGACGCGGGCGGACTGGGCCTGGGCTCGGGACACGTTCACCGGGCTTGACCATCTGGAGAACCAGACGGTTTCCGTGCTGGCCGATGGGTTCGTGCAGCCTCAGAAGGTGGTCACGGGCGGGGCCATCTCGATTGCGCCCCCGGCTGTGCGGGTGCATGTGGGGCTTCCCATTGAGGCGGACCTGGAAACCCTGGATCTCAGCATCCCCGGCATCGAAACCCTGCTGCCCAAGAACAAGGCCATTCATTCCGTGTCGTTCCTGGTGCAGGAAACCCAAACCATCAAGGCGGGCCGGGACTTCACCAATTTGAAGGAATCCAAGGGGCGGACCACGGAGAACTACGACCAGCCCATCAACCTGACCACCGGCAAGGTCAAGATTGTCATCCCGACGAATTGGGACAAAACCGCCAACGTCTGCATGCGGGTGGATAACCCGGTGCCGGTGGGCGTGCTGGCGATCATCCCCGAAGTGACGATGGGGGGGAATGTCTGATGAGCATTGAATTCCGCAAGGCTACCCAGTCGGACATCGACACGATCCTGGCCAACGCCAGGCAGGAAAACATCGATGAACTCCAGATGTTCGACGGGCTGGATCTTCCTGTGGCCCTGACCCAGAGCATCCACGACTCCAGCGAATCCTACGTGGCCGTGATCAATGGTGACCCTGTGTGCGCCTTCGGGGTCGTGCCCTCGTCCACCCCTGACGTGGGGGTGCCCTGGATGGTGGGAACGTCCACCATCGATCAGCACGGAACTGCCTTCCTGCGCGGGTCCAAGGCGGTGATCAACGATCTTCTGACCCGCTGGCCCCTGCTGCGGAACTGGGTGGACACGCGGAACGTGCGCGGGCTCCGGTGGCTCCGGTTCATGGGGTTCACGATCCATCCGGCCCAGCCGGTAGGCCCTAAAGGCATGTTGTTCCACTTGTTCGAGAAGGGGTCCATCTAATGTGCACTGGTGTGGAACTTACGGCCATCGCGGCTCTCGCTGGGGTTGGAACGTCTGTCGCCGGCATCTATCAGCAGGGCCAAACCCAAGAGAAGATCGCTGATTACAACGTCGATCTGGCCAAGGTGAAAACCGCCGATGCCCTGTCCGCTGGGGCCATCGCAGAGGATCGCCAGCGGGCGCGGGCGCGGCAGATCGAAGGCGCTCAGATTGCCAGCATGGGCTCATCCGGGGCCGTGGTCGGGGAAGGTTCCTTCGGGTCCATCCTGGATCAGACCGTTGTCTACGGTGAACTGGACTCCCAGACGGTGCGGGCCAATGCCCTGAAACAGGCGTGGGGCCTCAACACCCAGGCCCAGGCTGACAACCTTCAGGGCGCGATGGCTTCGCTCCAGGGCAAATACAGCGCTGCGTCCACCCTGCTTTCCTCGGCTCCGAGCGTCTACAAGTCGGGCCAAGCTGCCTCGTGGTGGAAGTGATGCCGATCCCCCGTTTTGATGCCCCCCAAGTAGGCAACGCCCCCGTGGAAGCTGCGCGGCTGAATCCCGGCATGGCCCCGAATCCCGGCGTCATCGGGCAGGGTCTTCAGAACGCGGCCCAGGGGTTCGGGCAGATCGCGCACGAAGCCAACGTCATGCGAGTGACCGAGGCGTTCAACCCGTTCGAGGCGGATGTCAGCGAGATCGTCCTGCGTGCTACCCAGATCAAGGGGAAGCAGATCACAGATCCCGAAGCCTACGGTGGGGATCAGGGCGCAAGCCTGACGGAAACCACCCTGGCCAACCTGGAGAAGGCGAAAACGGCCCGAATGGAGGGCTTGAACCCTCAGCAGCAGCAGATGTTCGAGGCAGCGTACCAGCGCAAGCGGGCTGAAGTTCAGCGCATGGTCAGCAGCCACGAAACCCAGCAGCTTGGGGCCATGTTCAATCAGGTCTACACGGATCGGGACACGGTTCTGGCGGACACGATCTCCAAGTTGGGAGTGCGGAATGGCCTGCCCGATGGCGAGTTGATCAATGCCAACCTGGCGGATCGGGTGGACAACGCCCGGCGCTGGGCCTCGTCCCAGGGCCTTGACCCGGACCTCGCCGCCAAGGCTGCCACGGCGGATACCTACCGTTCTGTGATTTCCGGGTTGCTGGTGGGAAACAATGCCCAAGCGGCCCAGGCCTACTTCTCTGACCACAAGATGGACCTGGACGAAAAGACGCGGCTGCACCTGGAACAGGTGATCTCCCAGCACGTCATGGCCAACGATGTGCAGACCCTGGCCCAGGAAGCCGCTGCCAGCGGGAAGCCACTGGATCAGCAGTTGGCCTGGGTGGACGAGAAAACCAAGGGCAACGCGGCACTTCAAAAGTCGCTGTCGGCTGAGGTGGAGCATCGGTTCCAGGTTCAGGAGCGGACGCGGGTGGCGGCGGAGCAGGACGCCACGGGCAAACTGTGGGACATGCGGTTCCCGACCAAGCCGGGCCAGCAGGCGGTGGGCATGCCCCAGATCATGCGCTCCCCCGAGTGGGCTGCGCTGGATGGGGAGAAGCGGAACCAGCTCCGGGCACAGTGGGAGGGCTACACCAAGCGGAATGAGAACGACCCCGCCACGCGGGTGGCTCAGTTCGCTACCTACATGCGAATCCTGGACGATCCCAAAACGCTGATGGGCCTGACTGACGGGCAGATCGCGTCCTTTACCGGGACGCTGGGCGCGGATTACTCCATGAAGCTGATGGAGATGAAGCGGAAGGCGGCGGGCAACCTGGAAGCCCTCAAGGCCAACAGCCTGAATGACATTCCGTTCAAAGACATCGCGGCGGAATACGGCATCAGAACCAAGGGCTCCATGAGCCAGGAAGACAGCGCCCGGCTGGGCCTCCTGCGGGACAAGGTTCTGGACGCGGTTCGGACTGAGCAGGATGCGGTGGGGAAACCCCTGGGGCCTGAGCGCAAAGAGGAAATCCTACGTCAGCACCTCGTGGACGTGAAGGTGAATCAGCCCGGATGGTGGCTCGGCATGGGCGATGGGACCACCGAGAAGCCGCTGTTTGAGGTCAAGGACTTCATGGAATTGAAGGCGACGGATGAGGAAAAGACGCTGGCCGTGAGCTATCTGGTTCAGGCCGAATCCCCCATCAACCCCGCCAATGTCCAAACGATGATCGATGCGATCCGGGCAAGGCGGGCTAAATGAGCGATCCCCTTCTGGACCTTGCTGCCAGCCTGAAGCCGGATGACCGCCCGGACAAGTTGAGGGGGGCCATCAACACGGGCGCCCAGTTCAACCCGGACGAATACGCCAAGGCCATCAAGCGGTCTGCTGAAACTGGCGTGGCCCCTACGGCGATCCTGCGGGATCCCAAGGCGTTTGAACCCAAGATCGACCACGCGGCTTTCGTGAACGTCAGCCCCAAAACGGCGGACTGGCTGGTGTCCAAGATGGACAACGCAGCCATCGCCCACGATGACCTGGAGGTTCTGAGCGGTCTGGAGTCTGCCAGTGAGAGGGCCGTCATCATGGCCCGTAACGCGGCCACGGTGAGGAACCGGATGGCGGGCGGGCGGTCTGAGATCACCAGCGCGGCGGCTCGGGTAAACAAGGGGACGATTGGTCAGGTGTCATCGTTCCTGAACGCGGCGGTCCAGTCCGCTGATCTGGCCTCTTACTCCCTGGGCCAGCTGATCAACGTCCTGACCGGCCCCACAAGTCTGGATACCGCCCTGCGGAACATCACCTCCGTGAAGCCTTCGGAGATGGATGGGCTTGGGGCTGCCTTCACGCGGAACATCCATGACCCGATGGCTCAGGTGTTCGAGTCGGGTACGAAGTCCCGAGCGCCCCTGTTCGTCCAACTCCCGGACGGTTCATCTACCTACAACTGGAAGGAGATCGGGGCCTACTGGGATCTGATTGCCGAGAATGCCCCTCAGCTTGCGGTCCAGTGGGGCGCGGCGGTCAAGGCCTTCCAGGCTGCCAAGCTGGCCGGTGCCACGGATGCGGTGGCCTCGGTCAACGCTGCGGCGGTGTCCAGGCCCATCGAGTTCGCGCAGACCGTAGGCGAGGAATACGAATCCGCCCGGAAGAAGGATGTCCCGATGGCCCGGGGGCTTCTGACCTCTACGGCTTCTGCCACGGCTCAGACCATGATTTCCCAGGGCATCCCGGGGCGATCCGGGGGCCTGGACGCCCTGCTGTTCGAGCGCCTGGCAAAGTCCACGGCGGCCAAGAAGGGCGTGGCCGGGGCGGCTCAGCGGGGCCTGCTGGGCGCGGCCAAGGAAGGCACCGAAGAGATGGCGCAGGAGGGCGTGTCGGTTCTGGGCCAGCGGACCTATGACCCCAACGCCTTCCAGGGCGCGGGCGGGCGGATCCTCACGGCGGGCATCGGCGGTGCGCTGGTGGGTGGCCCCATTGCCTCCATCGCCTTCCGTGACAACATCCGGGAGATTTCAGACCTCGCGGCCCAGTCCAAGCTCAAGGCCCGGGATGCTGAGGCCTTCGCCGGGTTCATGAAGGGGATCGGCGGGGAAGCGTTCATTGACGCGGACCGGCTCACGACCTTCTTCCAGGAAAACGGGATCGATCCAGTGGCCGGCGCCGAGATGGTGGGCTCTCGGAACTACGCTGAGGCCGTGGTGGCGGGGACCGATGCCGTGGTGTCGGTGGCCGATCTGGTGTCCAGGCTGAAGCCGGAACAGGTCAACGCCCTGGCGGATGATCTGCGCGTGG